TGCTCCAAGAAGAGATGTAAACTAAAAATGAAAAAAGTAGCAATATACACAGGACGGTTTCAACCTTTTCACAAGGGACATTACTCAGCTTATAAACATCTCGTTGATAAGTTTGGGGAAGAGAACGTTTATATTGCTACAAGTGACCCAAAGGAAACTACTGAACGAGATCCGTTTGATTTTCATGGAAAAAAAGAAATCATAGGTTCTATGTTTGATATTCCGTCAGAAAGAATTGTTCAGGTCAAGAATCCGTATAGTCCTAAAGAAATTTTATCTAAATATGACCAAAATGATACTCAGTTCATCACCGCAGTAGGTGAAAAGGATGGTGATAGATTAAGTGGTGGTAAATACTTTAGAAGATGGGACGATAGTGAAGCTGATCCAGTGCCGTATAAGAAAGGTGGGTACTTTGTAACCGTTCCTAATTTTAAAGTAGATGGAAAGGTTATGAGCGCAACTCAAATTAGAGATAAAATGGGCAACCCAGACGTTTCTATGCGAGATAAGATTGATTTCTTCAAACAATTATATGGCGACTTTGACAAAGGTGTCTTTAAACACATGACTAGTGGTATTGAAAATGGTATTGCTAAGTCAAAAGAGAAGATCGCACAGAAAAAACAAGAACCAGAACCAACAAAGGGTAAAGAAGATCCAGCCGACCCAACTGGCGCTAATTTTGACAAGTCTGCGTTAATGAAGAAGGTTAGAAACCCACAAACAAGACGAGATATCTTGGTAAAAACCGCATTAAACTATGATAAGGACCATCCTGCTTATAAACTAGCAAGAAAGATGTTCCAAGACGGACCAATAGATGAAATATTTGCTCCGATCCTAGTAGAGAATGCACTTATCAATCAATATAATGCTCTGGTTGATCAATATGTTGTTGGCGAAGATGAGAAAAAGAGCTGCCGTATTGAACCGGACGATGATTATACTGAGGTTGAGAAGAAATGCAAAAAGGCATACAAGAAAGGAGTGTTCTATTACCCTCTGGCGTACGCTCTAAGGACTGCCGATCTACCAGACAACCCAGACGAAGACCCACAACCCGAACCCGTAGAGAAACCAACCTCGAAGGTTTCGGAAGAAGAGACTTCTACTGCCCGGGTCAGAAAGTATTACAAGAAAAACCCCGGCAAAGTAAAAGCATATCTCAAGAAAACACAAGATGATAGGGTAGCTAGAAACCGTGATCGTAGAAAGATGGTCAAAAAGCATGGTAAATCAAAGATGAAAAACCATGATGTGCACCACCCGAATGGTCCACAGAACGGTGGAGCTAGATTAGCCAAGAAAGATCATGGTCCCGATAAGAAAAAGAAGAACGAAGCTGCTTTATTTGAAGGTGGTGCTGCTGGACACATGATGCATCCATACGAAGATATGGAATTGACCTTTGGCGAATACAAAGATATGATTAGTAAAGGTCTGGTCGGGTCATTTGGTGATGATTCTGAGATGACTGAAAAGCTAGATGGACAAAATATCGCATTCACGGTCATTGATGGTGAAGTCAGATTCGCTAGAAACAAAGGACACGTTAAAAACCAAGGTCAAAACTCCTTGACAGTTAAGGGAGTTATGGATAAATTTGAAGGCAGAGGTAGTGTTCAACGTGCTTTTGTAGGATCTGCCAAAGATTTAGAAGCTGCTATCAAACAATTACCACCTAAAGAAGTAAAAGAAATGTTTAAGGATGGTAAAAAGTACATGAACACGGAGATTATTCTACCAGATAGTGAAAATGTGATACCATATGGCAAATCAGTACTTGTTTTTCATGGAACTATTGAGTATGATAATGATGGAAAACAAGTAGACATTACTCCAGAAGATGCCTCAACCTTTAATAGTCAAATAAAACAGTATGGTCAAGAACAACAAAAGGTATTTGGTATCCAAGGACCACACGTAATCACATTCAGTGACGAAAATGTTGATGAGCTGGAAGAAAAGGCTAGAGAATATCATAGCCAAATTGATAGATTAGCGGGCAAGATTGATGCTGACGACAATACTCCGGTCAGTGAGTACTATAGAAAGTGGTGGGAAAATGAGGTAACTAAAGAATTGGGTAAAATTGGAGTAGAACCGGACGTTGACCAATTGGACGCACTGGTCAATCGTTTTGCTTTTGGTGACAAGTCAGTAAAAGCTGGAAAATTCCCACCCGATATAAAGAAATGGTTGGGTCAGTATCAAAAGGATGTATACAAACACAAAGTAAAAGAAGCTAGAGCACCATTTGAAATGTTATTCCTACGTGCAGGTAATGATAGCTTAGGTAGAATCAAAGATTTCTTAGGATCAAACAATCCAGGCGCTGTTAAACAACTACATGACGAATTAGAAAAAGTAAAAAAGGCTCTAGATGGTTCACAAGACTTGGGTGATGCCGCTGAAAAGTTATCACAAGAATTTGAACGGTTAGAACAGATTGGAATTGACAAATTAGTTCCAAGCGAAGGTTTGGTATTCATGTATGATGGAAGACCATATAAATTCACAGGTGCATTTGCTCCAATTAATCAGATATTAGGTACGTTTAAGTTCGGTACTCCACAAGCACAAGAACCAACTTCCGGCGGTGGACAAGCTCCGGCGGCCGCCGACGGTGATCGGAACTTTATTAAACAATTTTATGCAGAAAAGATTCGTAATCCTCAAACGGGTAAAGACATTACAGTACAATCTGCACTAACATACGACAAATCACATCCAGCTTATAAAGCTGCAATTCAATTCCTATCTGGAAAGGTGGGTAAACAGGAAGGTTAAGGTTATGACATATAAAAACAAAGAATTGAAGAACGTACACAGAGGCGTACAGGAAACAATTCAAAAGAAAATGAACACTTATGCCAACAAAATCGTTGTTGGTCAGTATTCTGGTAAGAAAGAATACGTTGGAAAAGAAGGCGAGTTCTGGACCGATGACGAAAATCGTCAATGGACCATGAAAAATGGTATCAAACAAAGAATCTCACCCCTTCAAGCCGCTAAAACTCCGTGGTGGTGTCCTGTTTGTGAAAAGACTATGGACAATCTAGACGTTAGGGCGTGGAGAGTTCACGCTAAGTGTTATGATTGTGTTGCTAAAGAAGAGTCCAGAATGAAAATGGACGGTACGTGGAAAGATCATAAGAAAAAAGGTATACTAAATAACCAAATAGCATACCTAACTGATAAACTTATAGAGCTAACGTACTACCACGACACACTTTCTAACCCAGAATACATGACATTCGATGATGATACTGGTAAAATATTGATGGTTGATAAGTATCAGATACCACTAGAGAAGGTAAAAACTGACATTATGACAGAAGTGGTCAATATGAACAAACTTTTAAAAGAAAAAGAACAGGAATTGGCAGAGTTAATGGAGAGTGAGGATGCATAAAGCTATCTTACAATTACTAACCGACAATTTACACTTACTTCCATTGGTGTTAATATGTGTTCTTCTTAGTTCATATACAACATCACTGTTCAAACAAGACCAGATTGATATTTACATTGAGGAATTCAATCAATTTAAGGAACAGGCCGAAAAAACACAACAGTTTGCAGACAGTTTAGCATCACTAGTAGAGGAATATAAAGAAGAAATTGAAGAACTAAATGATAGTATCTTGGTTCAGACTAGTGAATTGACACGAACTTCTATTGTAGTAGCGACTCTTTCTGCCAGAACCGAAGAATTGCGTGATCAATTGGACGATTCAATTATGGAAGAGGTTCCAGAACAGGTGGTGGTATACATAGATGGGTTAGAAGAAGAGAATGTTGCACTCACAGAGAACGTATCAGCTGCTAATCAATTGATTGCAACCCTTCAAACTCAGAGTGATTTGTTCCAAAACTCCCTGACTTTGGAAACTACCCGAGCAGATTCCCTTGCAATCATCGTTGCTGCTATACCAGAACCCCCATCTAACCCAAATAGAGTGTTTGGTTTTATACCAAAACCATCTAGAACCCAAACGTTCATACTAGGAACGTTGGTTGGTGGTGTTGCTACGTGGAAATTGATAGGATAATTCATGTCAACCGACCTAAAAGAGATCATCAAACGAGAGTATACTAAATGTGCTCTTGATCCTGAGTACTTTTTAAGAAAATATGTGTACATTCAGGTACCAAATAAGGGTAGACAACTCTTCGATCTACACAATTATCAAGCAGACACCCTGCAAAAGTTCCAAGAACACCGATATAACATTGTTTTGAAGGGTCGCCAGATTGGTATTTCCACCTTAATTGCTGGTTATGCTCTCTGGAGAATGTTATTCAAGAAAGATGAACAGATTTTGGTCGTTGCTATTAAACAAGAAGTAGCTAAAAACCTAGTAACCAAGGTAAAGTTCATGCATGATCTATTACCAACGTGGTTAAAAGGTATCCTGACCGAAGATAATAAGCTCACATTACGGTTTGCCAACGGATCTGCTATCAAGGCAACAGCCACTAGAGAAGATTCTGGTCGTTCTGAGGCCCTATCCCTACTGATTCTGGATGAGGCCGCCTTCATCGACAACGCAACTGAACTATGGACAGCTGCTCAAGCTACCTTATCTACTACTGGTGGTCAAGCAGTGCTTATTTCTACCCCCAATGGTATGGGTAATTTCTTCCATAAGACATGGGTTGACTCAGAAGCCGGCGAAAATGACTTTGAAAGAACCCTGTTAGATTGGGAAGTTCACCCAGATCGTGACCAAGCATGGGCAGATGACCAACTAAGACAGATGGGTGAGATGAGATTCGCTCAAGAACATGGCGCTTCGTTCATCTTTTCGGGTAATACGGTCATCTCGCCGGACATTATTGAGTTCTATAAACAGACTTATCAACAAGACCCCATACAAAAACGTGGATTTGATAGTAATATATGGGTATGGCAACAGCCAGACTACACCAAATTCTACATTGTAGCCGCTGACGTTGCTCGTGGAGACGGATCTGACTACTCTACGTTCCATGTTATCGACGTTGAAGCCTCCGAACAGGTCGCAGAGTACAAGGGTAAGATCAGTCCAAAGGACTTTGGTAACCTTTTGGTCGCTATTGCCACCGAATATAACGATGCCATCATCATTCCAGACAATGCAAACATTGGATGGGCGTCAATTCAACAAATTATTGACCGTGAATACAAAAATCTCTTCTATATGAGTAACGATATGAAGTATGTAGACACCATGCACCAGATGAATGGTCGATATTACGCTGAAGAGAAGAAAATGGTCCCCGGTTTTACCATTTCTCAACGTACAAGACCACTTTTGATCGCTAAATTGGAATCTTACATGAGAGAACAGTCAATTACCATCCATTCTAGTCGTATGTTGGCCGAATTGGAGACGTTCATCTGGAAAAACAGTAAGGCAGAGGCCCTAGACGGTTATAACGACGATTTAACCCTTGCATTAGCGATTGGTTTGTGGGTTAGAGACACCGCATTGCGACTTAGACAGGAAGGAATTGAGCTAAACAAGCAAATGTTGAATAATATCAGCGGCCACCAGACAAAAGCAGTATTTACATCGAAAGATTTCAATCCAGAAGATACTTGGAAGATTCCACTTGGTCAAGATGGCGATGAAGATTTACGTTGGTTACTGGGATGATGAGAATACTTATATAAAACAAAAGTTACGTAAATTTAATTTAATGGTAAATGACATGAACAGGGAAACTTTAATCTCCATCATTCAAGAAGAAATTGAAGATGTCATGAAAGAACGTGAAATGACTTCTGGACATGAAGATAAAAAAGAACGGATCGTAAAAGATTTAAAAGCGAAAATTCCTTATCTAAAAAAGAAGTACGGTGATCGTTGGAAGGCTGTGATGTATGCTGTTGCTACTAAAGCTGCATTAAAAGACATGACAGAAAAATTAGACCCCGTTGGTCAGGAAGACGACGATATTGATAATGACGGCGACAGCGATGATTCTGACGATTATTTAAAAAATCGTAGAAAGGCAGTTTCTAAGTCAGTAGATGAAGCTGATGATATGTCTGACAAAGAAGTCGATAATAGAGAAAAGATTGCTGATCGTTTAATGAAAAAGAAAGCTGATTTCAAAAAACGTTATGGTGATAATTGGGAAGATGTACTATATGCTACTGCCACCAAATTAGCTATGAGTGGTGATACTGGAGAAGAAGAAAATGATTAAATTAGGTGACCTTTTAAACGAAGATCATAAAGAAACCCTTCATAAAGGAAAGTCAAAGTCTGGTCTAGATTGGGATGCTGATAAAGATAATCCTGAAGAAGACTTATCTAAGTTAGAAAACACACTTGAGGGTGATGACTTAATAGAAATGTATGAGGGTGACCTTGACGATAGGCCAATAAAGTCTTATATTATGTCTATACATAAAATGGCTGCTGAACTCTACAACGTCATGGAAGACACTGACGACCCAGAAGAATGGGTAATGGAAAAAGCAAAAACTTGTAGTGAACTACTAAACGCGGTTCATGGACACGTAACTTATTCCAAAAACAAAGCGGAAGAATTAAATACTAGTGCTCGTGATGAAATTAGAGAAAGAGGCTGGTAGCCAATAACTAACCGGATTGACATATGGCAGACAGATCTGTATTTAAAAGACTAAAAAGATTATTCTCAACCCAAGCAGTAATTAGAAATATCGGTGGTAAAAAACTTAAAGTTTCTGATACTTCTAAAACACAATCATATGGTACGAGAAATTTAATTGACCGCTACAGTAGGGTATATAGTGGTGGTCAATATGGGTATTCTGCCCAAAGTAATTATGATATGTATTCTAGTTTTCAACAAGCTAGATTACAATTATTTCGTGATTATGATTTGATGGACGCGGACCCAATCATTGCATCTGTGCTTGATATTTACGCTGACGAATCAACGGTCAAAGATGAGTTCGGTCAAATCCTTACCATTAGTTCAGAAAATGATCAAATACAAGAAATACTAACTAATCTGTTTTATGACATATTAAACATTGAATTTAATCTCTGGCCTTGGACACGTAATATGTGCAAGTACGGAGATTTCTTTTTGTATTTAATGATTGATCCAGAATATGGAATCATGAATGTGGCTCCACTTTCTGTTTACGAAACCACTAGAATTGAAGGTGACCTAGAAAGTGGTAATCCATTCGCAGTGAGTTTTCACGTAGATCGTGAGCTGTCATTTGTTGCAGAGCCCGATAAGAAAGATTTTGAAAATTATGAAATCGCTCACTTCCGTCTCCTCTCCGATTCCAACTTCCTACCATACGGAAAATCTATGGTCGAGAATGGTCGTAGAATTCATAAGCAGTTAAGACTTATGGAAGACGCAATGCTTATTCATAGAATTACTCGTGCTCCCGATAAAAGAGTATTTAAGGTAGATGTGGGTAACATTCCACCAGCAGAAATTGACAACTACATGGAACGTATTATCAACGGTGTAAAACGTTCCCCACTAGTTGATCAAAAAACTGGTGAATATAACATGAAGTATAATATTCAAAACATCTTAGAAGATTATTATTTTCCGGTACGCGGGAAAGACGCAGGAACTGAAGTTGATAACCTAAGCGGTCTTCAGTTTAATGCTATTGAAGATATTGAATACCTTCTCCATAAACTAATGGCAGCGTTCAAAGTACCTAAGTCTTTTATTGGGTACGAAGAAGACACGAGCGGCAAAGCTACATTAGCAGCTCAGGACGTTAGGTTCGCAAGAACAATTGAACGTGTTCAAAGAATTATGGTCAGTGAATTGAATAAAATTGCTATTGTTCATTTATATACATTGGGATACCGTGATGAAGAATTGGTAGATTTCAGTCTGTCGTTAACCAACCCATCAATGGTTTACGAATTAGAGAAATTGAATCTTTGGAAAGAAAAGGCTGCTCTTGCTGACCAACTAGCTCAGGGAAGATTCATGTCCCGTGACTGGATTTATAAAAATGTATTTGATGTTAATGAAGAAGATATTATCATCGAACAGTCTAATGTTATTGACGATGCTAAGTTCGAGGGTCAGGTACAGAAAGTAACTCAAGATACTATACAGCCTCCAGAACCTATGGGCCAAGAAGGAACCCCGCCAGGAGGTGGTCCTCCAGTTGAAGAAAATGAAGAAGATTTTTATGACGCTGAAAAAAGTTTAGATGACATTGAACAAATTGCTAAAAAACCTAAAATGGGTAGGCCGCCTGAAGGACATAAATATGGTTCGGACAAGGATAAATTAGGTCGCGATCCCCTTGGATATAAAGAAATATTGGGTGCTATGGATGTGTTGCCTAAAAATAAAAAGAGCGGCAGATCATTTGTCTCGCCCGGATTACGTGAATCTCTCAAGGATTTAGATTTAAATTTAGATTCCGATGACAGCGATTTATTGAAAGATTAATGTTTTGGTAATGATGGATAATATTTAATATATAGACTTAGTGTAGGGTGCTTATGAGTATAAAACATAGTAAATACAAAAATACTGGTATTTTATTTGAGCTATTAACCAGGCAAATTGCTCAGGACGTTTTAGCAGGTACTAAAAATTCTCGGGCCATCCCTATTGTAGAACGGTATTTTAACAAGCATAGGGAACTGGGAAAAGAACTAATTCTATATCGTTCATTTTTCAGTGGCAAGAAATTAACTGAAAATCGTGCATTAGATTACATTAATGTTTTAGTAGATCAGAGAAAGAAATTAAATACAAAAAAATTAAAAGAAGAAAAGTATAATTTAGTAAAAGATATTAAAGAAAATTACGATCTTGGTGATTTTTTATCAAATAGAATTCCTTCTTATAAAATTTATGCATCCATTTATAAGAATTTTGAAACCGCTGTACAAGGATATACGTTCGAAAACGTCCAATCACTAAGTGAATCAAAATATACACTAGTCGAATATCTTTGTGGTGAACTAGAAAACAAAAATATTGTGGTTGAGAGTGAGGTGGTTAATACGCTAAAAGAACAAGAAGAAGATTTACGATTATTGACCTATAAATTAATTCTTGAAAAGTTTAATAAAAAGTATAAGAATTTAAACGAAAATCAAACTAACCTACTAAAAGAATTTTTGAATAATGGGTCATCAAGAGAGTATTTACTAACATTGACCAAAGCAGAGTCAACACGACTATCAGAAATTTTAAGTAAAAAATTAAAAAACGTCGAAGATGATGTTCAACGAATTAAATTAGAAGAAGTTGTAAATCAATTAAATAGCTTTCAAAATCTAAGTCGTGTTAAAAACAATCATTTGACTGCTTTGATGATTGCGTATGAATTAGACAATCAATTAAATAATTTTCAACACCATGACTGAAGATCAATTTAGAGAATTAGTAAGAGAAATTTTAGAAGATGAGTTAGACGAAACTAGTACTACTGCTAGTGCTCCTGGCTACTCAACTCCATTGGCGTTTACGGGTAATAAGAAAAAAAATAAAGAAAAGCAAAAACAAACAGCATTAAAAAGTACATATCAATTAGTTCAGTCGGTTGAAAATTTAGACGAAGCCGTTTCTAGATACAATCGTTTCAAAAACGATCAAGAAAAAACATCAAAACAAAAGATTGGACTGTCGATGAGAGAGGCCAAAAAGGCTATTAGAGAAATAGATAAACAATTAAAAGTATTGACCAAGTATAAAAATGAGTTTAAGTATAGTACTGATCATTACTGGAAACGTACTATAAAGGATATTTATACTATTGAGAAGAAGATACTAAGAATTTCTCAACGTCTTAGGGAGTTAAAATCATGAGCAAACTACTGGTAGAACAGAATTTTATTTCGTATGGTCGTGAGGTAATTAAAGAAGCTCACGATGTTAATAAGCCATTAGTTTTAAGAAATGTGGTTTTGCAGAGAGCTAACTCTAAAAATCAAAATGGTCGTGTGTATCCTAGAGAAATCTTAATGAAAGAAATGGTTCGTTATAGAAATGAATTTGTTGCAGAGAACAGAGCACTTGGGGAACTCGACCACCCAGAAAGTCCAGTGGTTAACCTTAGAAACGTATGTGCTAACATTACTCGCATTGATGGAAAGGGTGACGATGTTGTTGGTGATATGCAAATCCTTTCTACTCCCGCCGGAAACATTGTTCGTGAGTTGATTAAGAACAATATTCGTCTTGGTGTTAGTAGTCGTGGTGTTGGGTCGGTCAAGAATGTTGATGAAAACACATTAGAGGTACAGGAAGATTACAATCTTATTTGCTTTGACGTTGTTTCAAATCCATCGACCCACGGCGCATTCATTAACGAATCCGTCACTCCAGGCAACCTCCAAGTTATGATGAATGTCAATTCTCTTATTCACGATTTTCTTTCGGAAGTAAGATGACCAAAGATGAAGTCCTCCTCCGCCTTGAAACCTTAGATGAAGGTTCGTATACTAGACAAATACTAGATAAATTAGGTGGTCGTGTTATGGATGGCTTAGCAGAATATATTGCTGCTAACCCAGACTTCAATGTAAAGAACTTTTTTGACACACATACACAACTCAAAGAATTTGAAGTGTTAGAACAACAGCTTCATCAGATGGCAGAAACAAGAACATCCGGTGAAGTTAATGGGCAGTTGATTGATGGGTTTTCTGCATATATGGTATCTAAGGTATTAGAAAAATTAGACTACAATCAAAAGAAATCACTTCTCAAAAGACCTACTAATGAAATAGTAGCAATTGCATATAAACTAGCGTCCCGATCAGAGTTCTAAAATGGACACTGATACGGTAATCAAGTCTTTTAAACCTAAAAAGACTCTTGAACCTAGTGTGTGGAAGGATAACAAGTTAAACCCCAAGGTCCGAAAAATATTACTACGCGTGGCCGACGACTTTATTAAAGGATGGAAACTCAAAAAAGCGCCTAAGATCAAAGATATTAGATTCACGGGTAGTCTTGCCAACTTTAATTGGTCCAAATTCTCAGATATCGACCTCCATGTAATCGTGGACTTTGATGAAGTGAATAAAGATACAACTTTAGTGGATAGGTTTTTTTCACTTTCTAAGTATAAGTGGAACAAAGATCATGATATTAATATTGGTCCGTATGAAATAGAAGTATATGTTGAAGATGAAGGGGAAGATCATACAGCAACAGGTCTTTTTTCAGTAAAAGACAATAAGTGGTTAAAAGAACCAGAAGAGTCTGATCCAGATTACGACGAAAAAGATATCATGGTCAAGGCTAAATACTTTTTTGAATTGTATAGTGTATTATTATCCAAATTTAAAAAGGGTGAATATGATGAGGTTCTTCAAGGAATTGAAAAGACCAAAGAAAAAATAAAGAAAATGAGAAGTAGTGGTTTAGAGAAAGATGGAGAGTTCTCAACCGAAAACTTAGCATTCAAAGTTCTTCGCAGAACAAAACTATTGGATAAAATGAATAACCTATTTATAAAAGCAACCGACAAACAACTCAGCGAAGATAAAAAGAAACAGGGTGGCTGAGATGACTAGGGTGATTAGTTAATCACGAGGAGAAATTATGTCAATGGTAAATTTAAATTGGACAGGGTATAATGATTAAGATGATTTTGCAAACTGCAAAAACTGCTGCTTTAGCAGCTATTACGATCAAAGTAGCACGTGCTAGTGTGGAAGTGGTAGACCGTACATGGGATAGGGTGACCCGCCGATGATAGCAGGCGCGATCCCTTTGGTAGGCTGGACCCTCTTCACAGGTGTCTGTGCCATCCCAATGATCAAGGGCACACGGATGCTGGCCGAATGGCTTGAGGAGCGACCAGACGGCAGCATCAGTAAGGGCAAAAGCAACAGCCTGATCCCGCTCACCGCCAGCGCCTTAGCCTTCGGCGCACTTGCCTACGGTTTTGGCTTCGGCGGCATCGCTAGTATCGCGGGTGGTGCCATGACACCGCCGCCATCGCAGGTGTTCAGCGCACCCAACACGCCCACAGTGGACATCACGGTTTTTGCCGCAACTGGCGACTCGCTGTTCTGGCTCGGTTCCGCGTTCAGTGCAGACCCTGGCGACACGCACGATAGCACACAGCTACAGATCGACACAATCGGAACGGGTGATTGGACTTCGCCAGTTTATACCGACAGCGTGACGCCAGCGCTTGAACGAGACACGGTGCCACCCCTGACGGTCAAGGCGCAACTGGACTCCGCCGCAGTGTTGAAGGCCCGTATCCGGTACTACGGCCGCGAGGGCGGCTGGTCCGCGTGGTCTGACAGTCTTGAGTTCACGATGGTCCCATACGGAGTGCCCAACACTCCCAGCGTGGACATCGTGGTGTTCGCCGCTACCGACGACAGCCTCTACTGGCTGGGCACTCCGTTCAATGGCGATGCGGGGGACATTCACCAAGAGACGCAACTACAGATTGATTCGGTCGGTGCCGCCTTCGGAACGAACGTCTTTACCGACACAATCAGTTCTGCACTAGAACGCGACACCTTGCCGCCGGTAACCAACAAGACCCTACCCGGCTACCAAACGTGGCCCGATAACCCTGAACTCAAGGCTCGTATCCGCTACAGGGGCTTGGGTGGGTGGTCCGCATGGAGTGACTCTATAACATTCACCATGGCACAAACCCTTGAGACATTCGGGTCGCCCGTCATTGATGAGGATTTCGAGTACTACGACATCATCGACTCGCTCAATGACTGCAATGCCTGCAACAACGGCTCCGCTTCACCGTGGACCGCCGAGGCGGACGGCGGGGGCGCGGGCGGTTCCGGGCCGGTCATTGACACAACCACAGGCTATAATGGTCGTCGCCATTCCTTGCGGTACGACTACTACGTGGCAGACTCATCAGCCTCTCAGACCATCTCGCGCGACCTAGATTTCCTTAATGATTTCGGCCTTGGCCGCCAATTGGAAATTTGGACTGAGTTTGCGATCCGGTATAACACAGATTTCATGACTGACCCGCCGGGATCGGAGACGGCTCCCGGCGACCACAAGCTCTTCTTCGGAGGAACCAAGCAGAGCGCAACGTATCGCTGGCAATTCAAGGTGGGTAGTAATTCCAACCCAAACAACTCAGTCGGCGGAGGGCACGCGGGAACTAATACCAGTACCACCTACTTCTCCGGCAGGACGGCACAAAACACGTTCTGGAATGACGGCGAGTGGCACACTGTGCGAATACACTGGAAGCACTCAGATCCCGCCAACGCGACCAACGCGATTCAAGAGTATTGGATTGACGGCGATAGCGTTTTCGCTGAGACGGGCTTTGCGACAATTAGCTCAGATAGCACAGGGGGCGAGCCTAGAGTGGACTCTATCACGGGATTCTCGCTGGGGAGGAACAAAGACGACGGGCCAACCGCAAAGCTCATATCGCTGTGGTGGGGCTATATAAAAGTGTGGACCTCGGACCCCGGCTGGTGATCTGAATGGCTTTCCTTGAGTATCTAGACGCCTACGCAGCGGACCCGTCAGGGCCAACTCCCGGTACCTCGATCATCTTCTCGCTCGGCTGGGACGAAACAGCGACCACCACGAGCACAGTGGTCGATGTTGGGGGCTCACCGACTCGGGACGCGTTTTTCACGTATGCGATGACGCCAGCAGCAGGAACATCAACAATTCTTCAACAACACGGGTAATTCATTATGTCATTCTACAAAAAAGTACAGCACGGAGCGACTGACGTATCCGTGACGTTCAAGGTCATCGACTCAACCGACCTCACGCCAGAGACGGGCTACGCGTTCGACACTACGGGCGTAGATTTCTGGTATAGGCGCGGTGCCACGGGTGCAGTAACCACGATTGCAGAGGTTACCCAGACAGTCACGGGTGCCCACACTGACGGCGGACTTGTCCACGTACAGGACGGAGTGGGTCGCCTAGATCTACCGGACGCTGCGGTTCTTAGTGGTGTAGACTATATCGAATACGGCGGAACCTTTACTGACATGATCGTGATTGGCGGCGTAATTGAGCTTGAGGGTACAAGCGCAGCCGCAGTCCGCACGTTTACGGAAGCTACGTTCATCACGGACACAGTGGTCACCACGACGAGCAACACCACGACCGCGGTGAACCTGACCGACTTCCTCGACGCACAAGCACCGAACAACTCAAACACCGGCGAGCTATGGATGTGGCAGGACAGTACGGGCGAGCTTGAATATTTCCGCATACAGTCCATGACAAGCCTTGTGGCTACTGTAGAAGCGTGGCCCGCAGGAGGGGCCTTGAGCGCGGCTGTAGCAGCCTCCGACAAGCTCTGGCGTGTCGGGTATGTGGACGTAAACACAGCGGCGATCAACGATCAGCAGATCACAGGTGACGGCGGTACAGGCACTGAGTTCCAAGGAGCATAATCGTGGCTAACGTTTCGGGAGACGCTTGGGGAGGTGATATCGGCTTGGTGACCCCAATGAAACTTAGAGTTTGGTATACAGAAGATAGAATTTTTGATGTTACCAATAGTGAAGAAGTAATTGCGCCTTGGACTATTTCTGGAGGTGGTGGTACTACTTATATACAAGGTGAATTAATCAACGGTGGATTAACCAACACATCATTAATTAACGATTCATTGATGCGGGTGTAATATGCTAAATTTAGGAAATGTCCAATCTGGATCTACAACACCACTATACTTTCCGTTTGTAACCAGTAATAAAACTGGTTCGGCCGCATCATTTAGTGATGCTTTAGAAACTAATGATTTTAGAATTTATAAAGATGGTGGTATTACTGAAAGAGCAAGTCAAAATGGGTACGTCATTACTTCTGCTTTTGATGGTCTTGCTGGCGCTTATATGTTTTCTGTTGACATTTCTGATAATACTACAGCTGGATTTTATCAATCCGGCTCACAGTTTCATATTCTACTAAGTCCAGATACCGAAACCGTCGATGGTGAAACCGTAAGACAGTGGATTGGAACATTTACTATTATAGGAGATCCTGCTCAAAGTAGAATTTCTGGTTCTATTCTTGCCACCTCCGCATCAGTGATTTAGATAATGGTACGGACGGACTCGGCGCCATCAAGACGGACACCGCCGCAGTCAAGGTCGTGACTGATCAGATGGTCTTCACTGTTGCCAACCAAGTGGACGCCAACGCGGTCGCGATCTCGGGCGACAGTGTGGCAGCGGATAACTGGGAAGAGTTCGCCAGCTCGATCATCACAGGCACAGCAGGCGCGACGAGCCTGACGACGACAACCTGCTCGTCCGACCTGACAGCCTACGCTGACGACGAGCTAATCGGTCGCACGATCATCTTCACTAGCGGGACCGCTGCGGGTCAGGCGGGTCGGGTCACCGATTATGCGAACACTAGCGGGGTGGTGACGTTCACCACACTAGCGACTGCACCGCTGCAAAATGATACCTTCGTGATCGTCTAACGGTGCTTGGTTCAGCCTTTTGCTACCGAGGGATCGACCTCTCGACCTCTGTGCTCTCGGGTGTGGTGGATCAAGAGCAGACTACCGGCACCAGCGCATACGCAACAGCTGGCCGCCCCGGTGGAGTTGGGCAGCAAGTGACATTCGGACCCAACCCTTCAGAGGTCACGGGGGTCAGGTTGTTTTTGCAAGGTATTGGATTCCCTGTCGGGGTGACGCGGGTCGCAGTGTACGCCGATGACGGTGGCAATAAACCAACAGGTACCGCGCTTGCGTTCAGTCCGTACTATGCGATGGAAAGCACCGCCGTATCGTACACTGACTACTACTTCCCGATGTCCGGCTGGACGCCTGCTGCGAACACAGCGTACATATTCCTGCTGGAGTTCTTTGACTATTTCAAAGTAACTGCTGCTCGTATTAACGTCCGGGCACAAACCGATACGGACGAATACAGCGGCGGGGCGAGTGTTACTTCGACCTCGTACACTTCGGAGGAGTTGGGTCCAGCCCCGGCATACGGTGTGTCCCCTACTTTCGACCTCAATTTCGCCGTCTACTCGGTGTTAGGGTCAGC